AAACTATTCATTTATATCAGATGGTAAACTTACAATAGATAATGGATTAGATGGAGCTGATATGGATTTCAATGGTGATGTTTTAATTACCACCAACGATAATAATTTTACAATACTTGGGGGAGCTGGAGAAATATATTTAAATACGGAATCGGATGCAGAACCATTGGCAAGAGGAGAAACTCTTATTGCTATTCTTGGTGAATTATGTGATGCCATAAATGCTCAAATATTTTCAACACCAGCTGGACCTACAATGTTAGGACCAAACAATCGAGGTGATTTCAATTCGATTAAAGCTAAATTAGATACTATATTATCCACACTTAATTATACAGAATAACTCATGTCTTTTTCAATATTCAAATCAAGTATGATGAGTTATATGAAAAATCAGGATGGTATAAGTGCATTTCCTGATTTCGCTCAAAAGATTACTTCAGAATATGATATGTGTATAAGAAGAGGTTTACAGACTGTAAATAATATTCCTATACAAACACCCAATGTTGCATTAATGCAAACCCTTGTTACACTCGCGTGTACAACTGCACTTGCAAAACAAAAAGGAAAACATACTTTTGCTGATGATATTGGAAAGGGAGTTATTGGTTATTGGACCGGTGGAACATTAGTAACAGGAATCCCACCAATTATTCCAGCTCCAGGTTCTATGTTAAATGTTACAACCACAGCAGCCATGGTAACAACACCAGGAACTTGGACACCTGTTGGACCACTTAGCCCAACTGATGATAGTGGAATGTTTCTAGATCAACTTATTGCATCAATGACATCACACTTACCAACAATTTCAGGATTGTATATGACAATGTCTTTATATCCAGGTACACCTCCATTCGTTGCACCCGGTGTATTATCATGGACTGGGTTTACAGTTCCGTAGGTATTTAGAACCATAAAATTAACAAAGATATATTTATAGTAAGATAACAAGAATTAGAAATGAATAATAAACAATTAATTAAAGTAATAAAGACACTAGTCGAAGTGGAAGTTGCTAAAAAGCAAGAACTATTTTTGTCTAAAACCTTTCCTAAAATCTTAGAAGCTGAAGTTAGTAAAAGATTATTGGAAGTTACACGTGTACCAAAAAAGGTATTAAAGAAGAAAACACAGGATCCATTTGATATGGCAAATGAAGTTCTTCGAAACGAACAATCAGCAACGGTTGTACCAATACAAGAAAACATACAAGCACCACAGAGAACTTTCTCAAAGAATGCAGTTTTAAATCAAGTATTGAATCAAACAACTCCATTTTCAAAAGCTCAAAGAGCAAGTGGAGGAGTACCAGGAGGAGGAACTAAATCTGTATTAGATAATTTACCAAAAACGGAACAACAACCAATGGTACAGGAAAACACACATATACCATCGTATATGGATGCAGAACCAGATATTGACCAAACTGTTAATATGAGTACATCATTGGGAGCAGGTGGAACTGAAGCAATGAGAGCTCAGATGGCTCATAAGATGGGATACAAACAAGTTGGAACACAATCAAACAAAACTGGATTAGGAGTTCAGACTGGGTTACCTGGTTTAGATAGAATATTGAATAGAGATAACTCTGAACTTGTTAAAAAGTTTAAGAGATAAAATAAGGATAAATAAATGGCTTACATTTTAGATAAGAAAATAGTAAAAGATTCAGGTGAGTTTAGTAACCATGCATATGGAATTACTTTGCCTATCCAACCAGGCAATGGTACTATGTTTCAACAATCATATTCTTCATTTGAAGCTGCAAAAAGTAATTTAAAAAATTTACTGTTAACAAATAAAGGTGAACGACCTTTTCAACCAGAATTTGGTACTGGACTTCAGGCATTATTGTTTGAACCCCTTGTAGAAGGTGTTCTAGAAGAAAAACTTGAATCTGCAATAACAACTAGTGTTAATTTTTGGTTACCATATATTGATATTGATGAAATAGAAGTACAGATGACCGATGAAATGAAAGATAGAAATACTGCAGTAATAAAATTAAAGTTTTCTGTTGGTGGGCAATTTGAATCACAGGAATTAACATTCAACATAGAGGCATAAAAAGAAATGGCATTAAATCAAACCACAAAAAAATCAAATTCAGGTAGGGACATACAGTACCTTAATAAAGATTTCTCACAATTTAGAGATAACTTAATTGATTACGCAAAAACATATTTCCCACAAACGTATTCTGATTTTAACGAATCTTCTCCAGGAATGATGTTCATAGAAATGGCATCTTACCTCGGTGATGTATTATCTTATTATACTGATGATTCATTAAAAGAATCTTTAATGTTATATTCTGAAGATAAACAAAATGTAGTTGCTCTAGCAGAATACCTAGGATATAAACCAAGAGTAACATCAGCATCTGTTGTTAAACTTGCGGTATATCAAACCGTACCATCAATAGGAGTTGGAGAAGATGTAAGACCTGATTTGGAATATTGTTTAAGAATTAAAGAAGGAATGGTTGTTTTATCAAATACAGATAGTACTCGATTTAGAACAACCGAGTTATTAGATTTTTCAGTAGAAGATGATAGAGAGATTTCTATATATAAAAGTAATGAGGGAACGCCTACAACATATTTATTAAAAAAATATATAAATGCACAATCAGCAGAATTAAAAAATATTGAATACGATTTTGGAACAACACCAAGCCAATTTTCTAAAATAATGATTGGTGATAATAACGTAATTGATATTTACGATGTAAGAGATTCTAATGGTAAGAAGTGGTATAAAGTTCCGTACTTGGCACAAGAGATGGTTTATGTTGATTATGCAAATACAGAACAAAACGATAAAGATTTGGCACAATTTAAAGAATCTGTACCAAATGTTCTTAAAGTTTTAAAAACATCAAGAAGATTTACAACTAAAGTAAATGATGATAATACAACAACTCTCGTATTTGGTGCAGGTAATTCTTCCCAAGATGATTCAGTACTCGTTCCTACCTTCAAAAATGTAGGATTGGGACTAAATTCCTCTATTGATAAAATGGGTGCATCATTTGACCCCTCAAACTTTCTAAAAACAAAATCATATGGTCAAGCCCCTAAAGGTAAATTTACCGTATCTTATTTAATTGGTGGTGGTGTTAAATCAAATTGTGGTGTAGGTGAATTAAACAATATTGAAACAATTTCTTTTGATGAAGATGGTACATCATTTACAGAAGAAGAGAAAGGATTATATCAAGTATCTAAAGCATCAGTAGCGTGTGATAACGAAGAACCAGGAACAGGAGGAAAGGGTGCAGATACAATTGAAGAGATTAGAGAAAATTCACTTGCAAACTTCGGAGCTCAAAACAGAGCAGTAACACGAAAAGATTATCAAGTACGAGCATTATCATTACCAGCTAAATTTGGTGGTATTGCTAAAGCATATTGTGCACCTGATGGGGAGTTAGATAATAACTCACCCGCTTCTATTTTATCGAATCCAAATTCACTTGAAGAGTTTACAGGATTAGTACAATCACTTGGGGGTTCTAATAAAACAGAAGATGAAATAAAAACAGAGGTAACTAAGTTCTTAGGTGGTAAGAAGAATAATATTACCGAAAAGAATAATCCATTTGCAATTAACCTATATGTACTTGGATATAATAATAATAAAAATATATCAACATTAAATCAAGCAGTTAAAGAAAATTTAAAAACATACATTAGTGAATATAGAATGTTAACCGATGGTGTTAATTTGATTGATGGGTTTGTTATAAACATTGGATGTGATTTTGAAATCCGAGTTTATGGTGGATATAATAAAAGAGAAGTATTGGTTAAGGTACAACAATCCTTGGCAAAATACTTTAATATAGATAATTGGACATTTAACATGGCTATTAATGTTTCTGAAATAGAAATATTGATTGCAGGTGTTGAAGGAGTACAATCAGTACCAAAGTGTGAGATAGTAAATAAATGTTTAGGAAGTTACTCCTCGCACTCATATAATATATCAGATGCAACTAAAGGTAAAATGGTTTATCCATCTTTAGACCCATCGATATTTGAAGTTAAGTTTCCTAACAAAGATTTAAAAGGGAGGGTGGTATAATGTATTATTTCGTAACAGCATCAAAAGATTCAACAATTTATTTACAACA